ATCATCAGGATACTGATGCTGTCCCTTTGTGGTGTACCGGCAGTAAAAAACAAATCGCTAAGTTTTTAAATCAGTTTGACTGGGCAAACTCCGTTGCGCTAGCGCACAACGCTATGTTCGACATGGCTATACTTAACTGGCATTTCGACATACGACCTAAGAAGATTGCAGATACCCTGGCAATATCGAGAGCTACTCATACTATAGAAGTAGGAGGAAGTCTTGCGGCGCTGTCTGAATACTACGGACTAGGAGTCAAAGGCACAGAGGTGCATAGTGCTGTGGGTAAAAAACGTTTGGACTTTACTCCCGATGAAATTGAAGCTTACGGAGGGTACTGCATACAAGATGTAGAGCTTACCTATAAGTTATTCAAGGTACTTAAAAAAGACTTCCCTAACTTAGAGATGGCGTTGATTGACTTGACGTTACGTATGTTCACTGAACCTACCATAGTGCTAGAAACTTCTATTTTGACTGAACATATAGAAAAGATTAAAGCTAATAAAGAAAGGCTTATGTCAGCCATAGCGCATGACCGTAAAGAACTAATGAGCAACGCTAAGTTTGCAGGACTATTGGAAAAACTTAATGTTGTTGCCCCTCGCAAGATTAGCCCCACTACCGGCAAGGAAACGTATGCGTTTGCTAAGACTGACGAAGAGTTTAAACAGTTACTTGAACACGAGAATGAAAAGGTGCAAGCACTTGTGGCTGCCAGACTAGGCGTTAAGTCTACTATAGAAGAGACACGTACACAGCGTTTTATAGACATAGCAGGGAGGGGTACGTTACCTATACCCTTGCGTTACTACGCGGCACATACAGGGCGTTGGGGTGGTGATGACAAGATTAATATGCAGAACCTACCGCGTGGTTCACAACTTAAGAAAGCAATGTGCGCTCCAGAAGGGTACAAGTTTATAGACTGTGACTTGTCTCAGATCGAGGCTAGAACTTTAGCTTGGCTTGCAGAGGCCGACGACTTAGTAGAGGCGTTCGATAGAGGTGACGATGTGTACAAGATTATGGCTTCAGCTATCTACGATAAGCCCGAAGATGAGATAACAAAAGAAGAACGTTTTGTTGGTAAGACTACGATACTAGGTGCAGGGTATGGAATGGGCGCTGCAAAATTTAAGTCTCAGCTTAAAACGTTTGGTGTAGAACTAGAGCAAGACGAGTGTGATCGTATTATCAAAGTATACAGAGAAACATATCCTGACATACCTAAGCTGTGGCGTTCTGCCGGTAAAGCCCTAAAGAATATTATGGAAGATAAGACGTTTGACTTTGGTAGGGAGGGAGTTGTTTGGGCTAATGGGTCTGTAGGTATTGAGTTACCAAACGGATTGTATGTTAGGTATCCAAACTTACGTAATGAAACCGACGAGGACGGTAATACAGAAACCGTGTACGACACACGGAGGGGTAGAGCCATCCTGCCTAATAGAATCTACGGCGGCAAAGTTATAGAGAATGTATGTCAAGCACTGGCACGGATTGTTATTGGTGAGCAGTTGTTGCGTGTATCACAGAAGTACAAAGTAGTAATGACGGTACATGATGCAATAGGCTGTATTGCTCCTGAAGCTGAAGTAGAACAAGCAATGGAGTTTGTTGAAAAAAGTATGAGAGTGCGTCCTAAGTGGGCTTCGGATTTACCCTTAGATTGTGAAGGTGGGTGGGGAGAATCTTATGGTACGTGCTAAGAATTACAGGAGGCTTTGGTGAGTTTCCCTCCTGTAAAACCCCAGAGGGCGGTGGGTTGGTCATCATTAGCCGGTAACACCCTCAATGTACAGCAGGAACCTAAAAATTACATAGTAGGGTTATCAATCTCCTGCTACGTCGTTCTCCAGTCCAGTGTGTACATCGGATAAGCCACGCTACGGTTAGTCGTACTTCCTACCCGAAGTACGCACCAAATTTAAGGGGGAAGATGATGAGTAAGAAACTAAGTCAAGAAGAACTACAGAAAATTTGGGACACTCAGCTTTTACATTCTTGGGAGAACAACAAGAGTGGTTGGTCTATAGGTGTTAGATTTTTAGACAGCATTGACTCAGATACAGTACGAGGGAAATTAGATTTTATTCACGAGCTTGACTTTGACGCTATGACTTCTGAAATAGCTTCTTATAAACTTAAACGCTGTTTAGACGTTTCAGCTAAAGGCGATTTAGAATTTAGGCCGGGTGCTACTGCTAGAGCTTTTATTGCACAGCGTTGTGAACGACTAAATAATTGTTTGTGGTCTGGAAAGCACACGTTAGAAATACTTTTGGATAACATAGACAATTTTAAGTGGCGTAAGTTAGGGAAAAAATCGCATAACGAAAGCAGTCGTATGAGATCAAAGAGAAGACATGCTCCGACTACGCGCAAGATTGAAGCTAGAGAGCTTACTAAAAAGCACCACTGGAATATTGTTAAATAGGAGGCGTTATGAAAAGACTAACCAAAGCAAGACTTAAGAGTGAACTGTTCGTACTCAAGCAGGACATAAAAGACTTAAGGCAAGCGGAGAAAATATGGGAAGGACTTCTTCTTAGTTGGCCTGATGACACTGACTACATTTTTGTTGACGAAGAAGGTGCCGTTGAAAAAACTACTGGAGTACTACACTAATGACACTAATGTTAAATGCTTTAGAGAAACAAACCGGAGGTAACCACTACAAGGATATGGCTATACAACCGGCAGAGTATGCTGAGAAAAACGGCCTGTCATTGCTTGAGGGTAACATCGTTAAGTACGTCTCACGTTGGAAGAAGAAGGGCGGTCTAACTGATCTGCAAAAGATCATACATTGTGCGGAACTCATTATAGAAATACATGAGGTCAAATGAAACTCACTGTAGAGCTAGACGAAGAAGATGTAGAAGAAGTTATACAACTTATGCACAGAGTTATACAGGCTGTAGAAAAGTTAGAAAATTACGTAGAGGAGAAGCAAGATGAGTGACCCATATGTGTTTAATTGTACTATAGTACGTGTAGTTGATGGAGATACCGTAGATGTCGATGTTGATTTGGGTTTTGGTTGTTGGGTACGTGGTAACAATGGTCGGATTCGTCTGTTTGGCATTGATGCTCCCGAATCTCGCGGAGGAACTGTGGAAACAAAAGCACATGGGCTTCTCGCAAAGAAGTTTGTGCAAGACTTCCTCAAAGTCGGAACGACGGCTACCTTAAGAACTTTAGATAAAGGTAAGTTTGGCCGGTACTTAGGCGACTTTAAAGTGTACGACAAGTGGCTAGGTAATGAACTTGTAAATAACTTTCTCGCTGTACCGTACTTAGGGCAAAGTAAAGATACTATTGCGGCACTGCACGAAGCTAACCGCCAACAACTAATCAAACAGGGGTTGTTATGAAAAAAGAATATCTCAAACTTGATTATAAACGCATATTAGAATTTGCAGAAAAAGACCACCAAGAAAACGTAAAGAAAGGTTGTAAGTACGCTGTGTTACGCGACCAGTACGAAAAAAAGAATGGCAAAAAAGAAACTAATTAAGCAAGGATTGCTATGACCGCTTGGAGTTACAGTAGTATAAGCACGTTCAAGCAATGCCCTAAAAAGTATTATCACTTGAAGGTGGCTAAAGATGTGAAGGACGTAAGTAGTTCTGCTATGTACTACGGTAACGAGGTGCATAGAGCTGCGGAACATTACGTCAAGAAAGGCACACCTATACCTACTAAGTTCAACTTTATTAAAAAGACTTTAGACTCGCTAAATAATATACAAGGTGAGAAACATTGTGAGATACGAATGGCTTTGGCTAAAGAAGAAGGTGAGTATGTACCCACGACTTTCTTTGCTGACAACGTATGGTGGAGAGGTATAGCGGACTTACTTATAGTTGATGACGATAAAGCTTATCTAGTTGATTACAAGACAGGTAAAAGTGCTAAGTATGCGGACACCAAACAATTAGATTTACTGGCAGGGGCTACGTTCACACACTATCCAGGGATTAAAAGTATTAAGTCTGCTTTAGCATATGTAGTGAGTAAAGAATTTGTGCAAAAGAAACACACGTCAGACATGCGTAAGTCATATCTCACTGTGTTTGACGACGAACTAGAAAGACTAGACTCGGCAGAAGAGAACGAAGTGTGGAACGCTATTGACGGTCCACTGTGTGCGTACTGTCCGGTAACTAAATGTGAACATAATAGGAGGTGATAAATGAGTAAACAAAAGGTTAGGGGTATACCTCATTGGCGTAAGTTTAAAGAAGCGGCAAACGCATTGGAAAAATTCGGTGCAGAGTTCCCACCTTCACTTACTCATACTAAAGACTCTCTGAAAATGAATTCTATGCTTATAAAAAACGGTCCAAAATTTTATGTGCCCCAAATTAACGAAGTACTTAACATTGGTAAACAGAAAGAAGGCTATGTAGTGTTTGAAGACGATGAACTTATTAATTTGCCTTACCCCATAACGATATTGTTAAGTGAGTCATGGTTACGTACTGCACCCAGAGAAGAAGGCGCTCTCCATAACAGTTGGAAGATTTCTGTTTTTTGTCAACCAAACAAAAATGGTCCTATAGTGTGTACAAGTACAGTGTACGACCCTAATCGTAAAGTATGGGTAGGTTTGCCTATAGCAGTAGCGTTGAGCAAAGTCCCATTGCCAGTCGAAAAAGGGGTTGGTTATGGGTTGGGGCGTAGGTATTGGGGCGATCCTGCTACGCAAGAATTGCTAAAGCAAATGAAAGATGCGGGTCAAACTGAAGAAGAAGGCTTGCGTGATTTTGACGAAGACATTGCCGCTTTAATGTCTCTGATAAAATTATTATCTGTGCAGGGTATGGAAAGAGTTAAAGTAAAGATGCCTGACAAGTTGGTAAAAAAACACGCTAAACACAGTAATGACACTTCTGATTATTCTTACCATGTTCTTAAAATAGGTGGGGACATTTGGGATAGCCCCTATGTAATGGAGTCAAACCAGAATAGTGGTAAGCGTAGTCATTTACGGCGTGGGCACATACGACGGCTTGCACACAAGAATGTATGGGTACGTGCTTCTTTTATACAAGGTAGCAAAGAAGGCTTTGTAGAGAAAGAATACCATATAACTCAAATGTAAAGGAGGTAACATGCCTAAGAAACGAAACTACAAGAAAGAATATGAAAACTACCAAGGCACGGAAGAGCAAAAGAAGAACCGTGCAAAACGTAATGCTGCTCGACGCAAAGCTTCAAAAGATGGCAAAGTCAGTAAGGGCGACGGTAAAGACGTAGCACACAAGAAGGCTATATCTAAGGGCGGAAAGAACCCAGGCAATACTAAAGTAGAAGTAGCCGGTGCTAACCGTTCGTTCAAGCGTAACTCAAAAGGCAAGTTAGTCTCAGAGAAAAGCACTCGTGAGCGGAAAGCATAATGCAAGTAGTCGATGATAAGGCGATCATACTTAGAACTAAACGTCCCCATCTAGTCACTGAGGCTATCGAAAGGTGTAAGGTTTTAAGCGAAGAAGATGGGATGTATAAAGTTGCAGTTAAATGGGACTTAAAAGGAGCGCAAGCACTAGCAAAGTTGAAGGTTGAAGGTACACCTTCGCCCATTACACGCGACTATGAATGGACTGGTAAGTATGAACCCTTTGCCCACCAACGTGAGACTTCTGCTTTTCTTACGTTACACAAAAAAGCTTTTTGTTTTAACGAACAGGGTACAGGTAAAACTGCTAGTGTAATATGGGCAGTGGATTACTTGATGAACTTAGGACACCTCAAACGTGTACTTGTAATCTGCCCTCTGTCTATTATGAAATCAGCATGGCAGCAAGACTTATTTAAGTTTGCCATGCACCGCAGTTGTTCAGTTGCTCACGGCACGTCTACTCAACGCAAAAAGATAATCAACGCAGGAGCAGAGTTTGTCATTATAAACTTTGATGGCGTAGCTGTAGTTTCAGAAGAGATTATCAATGGTGGGTTCGACATGATCGTAGTCGATGAAGCCAATGCGTATAAAAACGCGCAGACAAACCGTTGGAAAACGCTTAACAAACTTGCGACTAACATTCCCTGGATGTGGATGCTTACTGGTACTCCAGCAGCTCAATCACCTGTTGATGCTTTTGGTTTAGCTAAGTTAATTAATCCAGATGGCGCACCTAAATACTTTGGGCAGTTTCGTGACAAGGTTATGCACAAGATAACTCAGTATATATGGAGACCTAAGCCAGATGCGGACACTATAGTACATAAAGTTTTGCAACCGGCAATTAGGTTTGAGAAAGACCAGTGCCTAGACTTACCTCCAGTTGTGCATGTGGAACGCGAAGCTCCACTTACTAAGCAGCAAGAGACTTACTATAAGTTATTGAAAGATAGGATGATGATGCAAGCAGACGGAGAACAGGTTACTTCGGTCAATGCTGCTACTAACTTAAACAAGCTGTTGCAAATCTCAGGAGGCGCGGTTTATTCCGACGACAAAGAAGTTATACAGTTTGATGTAAGTAACAGGCTAAACATTGTTAAAGAAGTAATTGAAGAGTCATCTCACAAGGTGCTTGTGTTTGTACCCTTTACACATACTATAAATTTGCTTGAGGAGTTCCTAACTAAAAGTAAAATTACCTGCAAAGTAATCTCTGGAAAAGTAACTGTTAATAAACGCGCTGAAATTATTAAGACTTTCCAAGAAGATGACGATCCATACGTTCTTATTATACAACCGCAAGCCGCGTCACATGGTTTGACTTTAACAGCCGCCAACACAGTTATATGGTATGCACCAGTGACCAGTGTAGAGACATACCTACAAGCTAACGCCCGTATAAATAGACCCGGCCAGCATAACTCTATGACGGTAGTACACGTAACAGGAAGTGCTGTGGAAGAACGACTCTACACAATGCTGCAAAATAACATCACTAACCACAATAAGATCATTGATTTGTATAGACAGGAAATAGATGCTTGACAATGTAAAAGACTCTGCTAAACTGGTTATCCCTTTGAAAAGGAGCGAACATGACTAAGTTAACAGCAGACAGAATGGCCTCAGATTATATGAAGTTGAGGCACACCATCAAAGATAAAGAAGACGAGATCAAAAAGCTTAAAGCAATACAGGCTAAGATTTCTGACAAGATGCTAGAGCTATGTGCAGAGCAAAACGTAGATAGCTTGAAGACTCAAGAAGGTACTATTAGTCGCAGAGTAATATCTCAATACTGGACAAGTGACTGGGAGAGACTGCACGAGTTCCTTATAAAACATGACGCACTGCACTTGCTTGAGAAACGAATCCACAATGGCAACATGAAAGAGTTCCTAGCTGAAAACCCTGACATATGTCCTGAAGGGCTACAGGCTAACAGTAAGTTTGCTATCTCTGTACGTAAGCCGACAAATAAGTGAACCGACTAGAAACACAAGACGGATGCTTTTTAGACCCTGTTACTTACGCACCTAAAGCGTCAATCAAAGTAGTAATAGCAGACGAAGGTTTGTTATCTAGGAACTACTACGA